GAACTTGAACTACCTGACTAATGGACCCTGACGCACCACTTACAGACATTGAGCAGTCACGAGCTGACACTGGCTTTAGATACTATGTCGTTCAACCTGACGAACTCTACACGGGACTTGTTGAAGCCGTAGATGCTGACAGGGGCTATCCGAATTTCAACACGTTCACGGGCCTACCTCCTGTCGAAAACCTTTCCGAAGCTACCGACGGCAGTGGACGACTCATAGCCATCGATTGCTGGAGATTCACCGCTAACGATGACGCGATGCTTGAGGGGGCGGAAGGTGTCCAAGAGTTAACCCAATTAGAATTCCTAGCGATCAAACCAGTCCCTGAGGAAATTATTTAATATTATATCTTTATGAAATTCACCACTGCTCAGGCGGTTTACACGGGCCTCGAAGGACACCGCTATCAATACCTAGATCGCGCCCGGTCATGCTCGAAGCTAACTTTACCCTACGTTATGCCCGACGAAGGCCACGGTCCACACAGCAGACTAGACACACCTTTTCAGGGCGTTGGGGCTCGCGGAGTAAATAACCTCGCCTCTAAATTACTGTTAGCACTCCTTCCGCCTAACGCCCCGTTTTTCCGATTGAACATCGACAGTTACGCACTGGCTAACGAAGGGGCACCTGAAGAGTTGATCTCTGAGATCGAAGAGACACTCCAGAAAGTCGAAGAGTCAGTCATGGATGAGATCAGTCGCGAGGCGTATCGCACAGCGATTCACTCAGCGCTTAAACACCTGATTATCACAGGGAATGTCATGTTGTATCTTCCTGACGAAGGAGGTATCCGGGTGTTCCACCTAGATCGCTTTGTCGTCGATAGAGACCCAATGGGCAACGTGACCCACATAGCGACCAAAGAGAACATTAGTTACGACGTGCTCGATGAAGACATCAAGGCCCAGATTGCAACTAACGGGGGACAGCCGACCGATGAGGTTCACTTGTATACTGCTGCTTGTCGCGATGGTGATGAATTTATTATATATCAAGACATTAACGGTGTCGCACTGGAGAGCTCAGGGTCACGAGTTAACAAAGCAAAAAACCCGTTTATACCGCTGAGGTTCTCACGGATCGATGGCGAAAGCTATGGCCGTGGTTATGTCGAAGAATACCTAGGTGACCTGCAGTCACTTGAGGGACTCTCACGGGCGATCCTTGAGGGTTCTGCTGCGGCTGCTAAGGTTATGTTCTTGGTGAATCCTAATGGAACCACGCGTGCTCGGACGCTCGCAGAGGCTCCTAGTGGCGCCATAGTCCAGGGTAACGCAGCAGACGTAACGACCTTACAGCTTAACAAGATTGCAGACTTCAGGACCGCTGAGTCGTCGATCAAGGTTATCGCTGACAGGCTCGGTGGTGCCTTCTTGTTAACCTCGAATGTCGTAAGGCAAGCTGAGCGTGTTACGGCAGAAGAGATCAGGATGTTATCCCAGGAGCTTGAGTCAGCGTTAGGTGGTTTATATTCATTATTATCAAACGAGATGCAGTTGCCATTTGTTAACAGACTGATGGACGTAATGAAGAGCAAGAAGAAGCTCCCTGCGTTACCTAAGGACATTGTTAACCCAGTGATCATCACCGGGGTCGAGGCGTTAGGCCGAGGGAACGACTTACAGAAACTTGACTTGTTCTTAGCAGGCGCAGCGCAAGTCGTAGGCCCCCAGGCGATCGCTGAGTTTGTAAATGTGAGCCAGTATTTCCAGAGACGTGCGACAGCGTTAGGCATCAAGACTGCAGGACTCGTGAAAGACGATGAGCAGATCCAAGCTGAGAAACAGCAGGCCCAACAGATGGCCATGATGGCACAGGTGGCCCCACAGGGTGTCAAAGCACTCGGTGACCAAGCTTTAGAACAACAAAGGCAACAAGGAGTAGAAGAACCCACTGAATAAAAATGGCAGAACTACAAACGAGCGAGACCGTTGAACCGTCCGTTCAAGAACAAGCAGCTGTTGATTCTACGGAATCAATGGCACAGGCCTGGGACGATAACCAGGAACAACTAGCGCAACAGCTAGGACAACAAGAAGACACACCCCCACAAGACCGCCCAGAGTGGTTACCTGAGAAGTTTTCGAGTGCTGAGGATATGGCAGCAGCCTACCAGGAACTTGAGAGTAAACTTGGGAACCCTGAGGCCACACCAGAGCCTGAAGGTGAACAACCGGAATCTGTCAGTGCCATCAACGCGGCCACTGATGAGTTCATGGAGTCTGGTCAGTTAAGCGATGAGACCTTTGAGACCCTAGAGAAATCTGGGCTACCAAAGCAGCTTGTCGAGTCTTACATTGCAGGGCAACAGGCTATCGCTGACACCCAGGCTAACGAAGTCTTTGGGGCTGTCGGTGGCCAAGAAGGTTACCAAGCGATGGCTGAATGGGCCACAGAGAACCTAGACGAAGGTTCACTCGATGCTTTCAATCAGATCGTAGAGACCGGCACTGTGGAACAAGCTAAGGTGGCAGCACAGGGATTGTATTCGCAGTTCCGTTCGGCTAGCGGAGGAGCCCCTCAGTTAGTCCAAGGGCAAACCAACGGCCAAGCTATTACGCCCTTTACGTCTTCGGCTATGGTAACTAAGGCCATGAGTGACCCGCGTTATAAACAAGACCCAGGCTACCAAGCTGAAGTCCATCGCAGGCTCTCTGTGTCTGACATCCTATAATAATAATAAACCCATGAACCTAATCAACTACATTATCGACAACAAAGACACCCTCATTAGCACCCTTACGGCTATCGTTGCGGCAGCGTCAGCTATCGCAGCGTTAACGCCGACGCCTTCCGATGACAGTTGGGCTGCTAAGCTCTACAAGGTCGTTGATTGGCTCGCTCTTAACGTAGGGAAAGCCAAAGACAAATGATCGGGTCGATCGTTAAGTTACTTATAGCCTTCCCGGCACTGGGCAGGCTTTTTCTTTCTATAAGAGATGAATACACTAAAGAGCTTGCTAATCGCAGGCACAATCGTCATCGCATCCTTATCAACAAGTGGGTGCACGACGATGAAACCAAGTCGGATACCCGAGATGATCCAGAGGCTTGACGCCCACGACTTTGACAAAGAGGAGAAACAAACGATCTCTGCGTTACTTCACTACATTAACTACTTAGAGAATGAGTTGTAGAGCGTGGTTTACTGATGACGCACAGTTACCCCCGGCTGACCCAGTGTTAGCCATATGTGTCGGCCACAGTCGATACAATGACATGGGCGCTGTTGCGTGTGACGAAAAGACCAACGAGTGGACGTATAACCTCCAGGTCGCTAAGTCCATCAAAGAAGAACTAGATGACGCTGGTGTTCCCTCAGTTATTGTCCACGAGTATACCGGGAACAATTACTCAGAGTCTATGAAGAACCTGAGCGTTGGGCTCAAGGAACTCAAGGTTACCTCAGCGATCGAACTCCACTTTAACGCGGCGACCCCTGCGGCACATGGCAGCGAGATGCTCTACTGGCACAAGTCTAAGAAGAGCGAGAAGTTAGCGCGGTGTCTCCAAGATCAAGTCGTGGAAACATTCGGTGTCAAAGACCGAGGCGTTAAGTCTAAGACAGCGAAGAGCCGAGGCGCTAGGTTCCTGAGGGAAACGCATTGTCCTGCGGTGATCACTGAGCCGTTCTTTGGTTCCAACGAAGAAGACTGGGAGATGTTTGAGCATAGCTTTGACACCTTAGGTTCTTCTTTGGCAAAAGGATTTATTAATTATTATAACAATGAAAAGACAGGGAGTCAGTCTCAGGAAAGAACACAAGTCTAAGAAAGGTGGTCTTACTGAAAAAGGCCGTAAGTATTACAACAGTAAGACTGGGAGTAAACTTAAGAGACCCCAGCCTGGTGGTGGTCCTCGTAAGCGGTCGTTCTGTGCACGCATGAGTGGCGTTAAGGGCCCTATGAAAGACGCTAAGGGACGCCCTACACGCAAAGCCTTAGCGTTAAAACGCTGGAAATGTTAACTATATAAAATTATGCCTAAAGTTGGAAAAAAGAAATACGCCTATACGGCTGCCGGTAAAAAAGCAGCGAAGAAAGCAGCTAAACG